TTGGCCAAGGTCCACTCAGAGATGCTTCTTTGGAAACATAAAAATCCATGTTATAATCATTTTCTCTCTCTGGTTCTGGTTTTGGTGTCACAATAATTGATGGTAATTCTGTGTTTAGCATTTCACTAGGAAAAAATCTGAAATCAAAGGATACATCTTGACTTATCATTTTTTCCTTAGATGACTTAGCAAATAATCCAATATTCTGATTTAAATTAAAAGTCTGTTTTAAACCTAATTCAACTTCAATTATATTTGTGTTTTCTAATTTTTTACTATGTTTGAATATATTCATATTTTTAATTGTTCGTTTTTGAATTAAATCTAATTCAATTGATGGTTCATATATAGTGTTTTGTAAATTAGAAGGCATGTTCTTATATAAAAAATCTAATTTATCATCAGTATTATTAAAACTTTCAGTTAAATTTTTTGAATTTTTATCAAATCCAATTTCAATAGAATCTTCTTCTTTATTAATTTTACTTTTATTATGACCAACTGATGCTGTAGCTATTACGGCATCTAGCTTAATATTCATATTACTAATTAAAGATTTACTATTATGTATTACCATTGATATATTCTCTAATCCAAAAAAAGAAAAAATCGTGGAATATAATTTAAAGTAAAAAGCAGTAAATTTTTCAAAATATTCATCATTCTTAACAAAGTAATTTTTATTTACGATTCTATATAACACATCACATTGCGGATGTTTATGTGTATCATCATCATAAAATATGTTGCTATTTTCCTCCAAAAATTTATCCTTTTCGTCATTTTTAATAATTTTCATTCTTTGTGTTTCTGCTAAATGCTGAATACATAAATCAAAATTCAATTGAAGTGCTGCTTTAAATACAGTAGCTTTTTCTATTTCAATGTTACTCATTAATAATCCATTATTCGTTGATAAAAAATATAAAGAATCATATTCCATCTATATATTTTCACTACTTATTTTTATTTATTTTCTCTCTTTAATCTTTTTCATAACACATATTAACAAATAAACTCCAAATATACCGAGGGAAGCATAAAACATTTTCACTAAGAAATCATCTGGAATTTTTCCTCTTTTACGATTCGTAAAAGCCTCACGACATGCTTGTCCGCTTATAGGATTGTTATTGTACTTAGGTTTAAAATCACAAGGGTTCATATTTTGTAAATCAGTTGTAGTTACATGACGCGTTTCAGTATTTGTGTTATTATTTACATCTATAGTTTCCAATGTTATTTCTTGACAGTCTGGTTGCGAACCAGACATAAATGCTTGAAATATTAACATTGGATTTAATGCGGATACATTTCCTAGAGTTCCGGGAACTAAACCTTCTAGTTCTGAAAAATTCATTCCCATGGCACCACTTATGAAAGGAATAGAACCATCTGGAACATTATTCACATAAATATATCTATCAACTACTTTACTAGAAGCTTTATCTTTACATGTAGCTGCTGTTTTTAAAAAGAATTTATTTCCCATAGGACCATTTGTTTTAGAAGCACCTCCACCGCCAGCTACTAATAATTCTACATAATTTATTAATCCACCAACATCTTTGGCTATAGTAGATATAGAACCATCTGTGCTCATTCCCATTTCACTAGGAGATTTTATTTGTTTCCAATAAGCATAATCAGGTCCTAATAATTTTTCTTCTACACTATGAACATCATCTAAAACTTCTTCAAAAAAATTAGACATTATTTTATATATATATATCTCAAATATAAAATAATCATTACATATTAAATGTATCTGGATCGTCATCTATAATAGCTTGATTTTTATGAGAGTCTTCGTCTGATGACGGTGACATTGAATCTAATAAACTGGTTATAGATTGAGTATTTTTATCAATATTAGTAGTATTTGTTTTAGTTTGTTTTGCTGTTTCTGACATACCATCTATCTTTTTTTTTAAAACATCTATATTCGCAGCATTTTTCTTTGCTAAAATAAGAGGATCGTCTGAGTATTCTTGATAACTTCCTGTAGCACCCTCAATAATACTTGATTTAGTAAAATATTTGAGTAGAGAGAACATTAATAGTAATATGAAAAAAATAGTAATAATATACTCAAGCATATAATATAATAAATGATTTAAATTATCATTTATATGTTTTTATTTTTCTATATTTACTATATATATCAAGATGTCTAAACCAACAAATTTTAGTTATTCAAATAATTTAATATCCAGTAGACAGCCTATTGCTGATAATAAAGGCTCAGTTTTTGTCAAAGGTAATCCTCTAGGAGGACCTAATACTTCAACTCCTCTTTCAACCCCTAGTTCAGCAGCTATTATGGGTGGTATGTCACGACCTAGTGTGAATGTTGGTCATGCTCCTGGAACTTCAGCTGAATCTAATTATAACCACGCAAAGGATTTTATTGGTGCCACTGGTATGGCTTGTGTTCAATCGCCTTTTCCTATGAAACATTGGAGAAGACAATTAGCAATGAATGGAAAAAGTGGAAGAAGTGCTGCCTCTGTAGAAATCTCTAATCGACCTGGAGGAACTTCATTTAGGGGTTACAAGTTTGAAGAAGGTATATATTATGATAATGTAACTAAATCGTGGCGTTCCAGTTGTAAATGCGATACTAGTGGAAATAATATATTTATTACATTTGATAATAAATTACTTCAAAATACTAGTAAAAGTATCAAACCTCCTGCTGTAGTTTCTCAAGCACCTATTGGTTCTGGAGGAGGAGCTACTAGGGGGCAAGGTCAAGTTGGAAACAAAATATACAATCCTGGATATGTTCAAATAGGACCTGTAGATGCTAATGGTAATAATTTACCTGGTAGTTATCAAATTCAAACAGGTGTGTATAATATTAAAAATATTTGTTGTACCCCTGAGAATAATGTTATTAAATACTCTGCAAATACTAATTTAAGTCAATCTTATTATAGTGATTCTAGAGGTTATTTAAAGTCTCGTGGTAAATTGTATGCTCAAAAATTATCTACTATAGAAATATCTGGAAATGAATATATAGATAGTGGCGGTAACGCTATCCCTCCTAGTAATAGTGTCTTTGGAAGTCAAAGATTTAGAATAACTGACTGTGCTTGGCCTTATAATAGTGGAACAGGACATTGTAGTCAAACTATCTACAAAAGAAGTAACCCTCAATTTGCTACTCAAGGTGCTGTCGATAACGGAACACGATTGGCAAAATTAAAATATGATACTATTACTCTTAATGGAAATTCCTTTCGGTCTGCTTGGGGTGATTCAGCAGCCAATGCTGGTAAATATCATGGTGATTTTAATGGAACAGCTCCATACTTTATTAAATCTAAATATACTCCTCCGATGGCATGGAGACGACGAGGTAATAAACAAGTATGTAATGGCTGTACTGGAGGTCCCCGAACAGTTTTATCATCATTCTGGGGTGGTGTATAAATTAAAAAATATCTAATATTATTTATTATTTAATTTACTATTTACTTAAAATTATTCAGTATATGTCTTATGCCTCATCATCACTCTCAATTAAATTAATAATCTCATTTTTCTTTTTTTCAACTTCTAAAATAACTACTTCCTCGTCAGATTCCTCTTCATTATACTCATACTCTTCCTCATCAGATTCATCATCCTTATTTATAATATCTCCAAATCTTGCTCCGTCACCTTCGTCCTCCTCTTCCTCTTCCTCTTCCTCTTCCTCTTCCTCTTCCTCTTCTTGTTCTTGTTCTTCCTCTTTTTGTTTCTGTTCCTCTGAATAACCTAATCCGACTCTTGGTGTAGGACGAACAAAGTTATCAAAATTATTTGATGCTTTTACTCTCAAATTGTAACAATGAGGAACCGGATTCACTTTCAATTCATCATTTGAAGCTGTATCATGATCCACATCTTCTTGTTCAAAATCATGTAAAAGGTTGTTTTGAGTAATTTCAACTAGTGGAGGCATATCATCATCTGTATCTTCTTGATCAGAATCATATAAAAGGTTGTTTTGAGTAATTTCAATTAGTGGAGGCATATCATCATCTGTATCTGAATCAATTTGTTCTTTTTTAATTTTAACTGTTGAATAATCAACCTTATATGATAATGTATATAAAGAATTAATACATGAATGAATCTGAATGCTTATTTCTTCCATAGTATCACGAATATTTTTCTTAAAATCGATATAATTTTCATCTTCAGCTAGTTCTCGAATTATATTTTCAATACTTCTAGAAATACTAATAGCCAAATATCCAACTATAAAGAATCCACCACTAATAAGTAGAAATAATAGACTCACCATTCCTAGTATCCTAGTGCTAGTAAATATAAACATATTAATACATAAACTTTTGAAAGCTGTTTCCGTCATCATAATTATTTTATCTACTCTTATTTATTTAATACAATTTCAATTTTTTTTTTAAAGTATATTAAATAAATTTAATTTAATTTAGATTGTCTGAAATGAATTTATTTAAACCATCACTAGTTCTAGGGCCTTCATAAAATTGGGAATTACCATCTTCATCTAAAAATAATATTGATGGAAATCCCTGAATATTGTATTTTTCTAAATCGCCACCTGCTTCACTCATTTCGACCTTTTTAACTTTAACAGGACCATTATAAGATTGAACAAAATTATCCCATTCAGGTGAAAATCTCTTACAATGTCCACAATTATTCATATAATAATAAGTACATGATGAAGGATTTCCAAAATTTTCTACTTTTGATGAAGAAAAATACATAAAAATATAACGAATTAAAAGAAATGCTATAAAAACACAAACAACTTTACATAATGTAGAACATTTATTAAACATTTGTAATATTTTATTCATTATATAATAATAAAATATTTTAATTTAGAAAAATATTAGTAGTAGCAACAGATTTATTGTAAGGAATATTATTTCTTTCGCACCATTGAATACATTTTTGAATATTATTTTTTTTAAATGTTTCTAATTTTTCATTTTTATTTTTACAACCAATTAAATTAAGAGTACATGATATATTTTCAATTTGCTGTTGACCGAAAATAGCATTATATTCTTCAATTTTGTTAATGTAAAAATAATCCAAGTTAAAATTGAAAACACTAGAAATAAAAGGTTTTGTTTGTAATTTCGGATATTCTGAAATTATTTTATTCATCAGTAAAGGATGTGGTTCTTTAAAATATTTACAAACAATATATTTTTCTGAATTAGCTAATCTACTAGTATTTGGTTTTACGATAAATACCTGTTTGTAAAGTGTAGATAATAAATATATAATATCACTCGTAGTTTTAGTAAATATATCAAAAATTTTCAGAATAAAATGTCCATTTTTCTTTTGCATAGCAATAGCAAAACTAACTTGGGCAAATAATAAATTTGTAGCTAATGATTCTTGTTTATTGAAATCTATAGAAAAATCAAATCCTCCATCTGCTGTAATTACATTCATAGAATTACGATAAGTATTATGGCAATATTTCAGATTATCAACAGACAATAAATCACCTGTTCCTGTAATCCCAGATTCTATTGTTACATTAGGATTAGTGTCTAAGAATGACGATGATTTCTTCCACCCGGGAACATTATTATCATCACCTGCTATAAGTGTCATTCCATAATATTTATCAGATTCATTTTTTCTCAAATAAGAAGTGGCTTCAATAAATCCACCAGGTCCTTCCGCTAGATGAAATGTGTTAATAGATTCATCTTTAAAATCATCAAATAGATGTAACATATTCGACATTTCAATCATTTTATAAAATGAACGGGAAAGAGGTTTATATTTACTAATTGAATTTTTACAATTAGGAATAATAGTATGAATAAATTCATATGGATTAGTATATTTTTTTACAAAATCCCATGTTTCATAATTGTCGTCAATTTGTTTTTTAATATTATTTAAATAACCGTTTAATGTTAAACTGATTTTATTATTATTTTCATCAGATTTAAGTTGAATATGATCTACATTAATACTATTATGTAGTGGTGGTATTAAAAAAAAGCTCATAATGATAGTATAATAATCTCTATACTTTTAGATTGTTTTTAATATATGATATTAATTATCATCTTCCAATCGCAGCTTTTTCTTTAGTTTTTTAGGGATTTTTTTAGATTTGTTATCAATAGATTGTTGTTTTTCCGCACTTTCTTCTGCTTCTTTTTCATCTAGTTTATTCAATTGTTCTTGAAATTTTGAACTACCGATCATTGTATTATAAACAGCATTTGTATCTACATTTCTAATTTTTTTATATATGAAATAATTGTTATAAAACGAAATTTGTTTCTCTTTTGGAGTCATTTTCATTGCTTGACCATATTTCAAAGTATTTTTAGGATTTTTCTTATTTTCTTGTTCCATTAGTCCATACATTTGTTGAAAAGATCCCACACTACTAGGTAGACCTATATCAGAACATTCTTCTCTCGATAACAAGACAAATCCGTAATTCTCCATCAGTCTATTGAGATAATCAAAGTTAACCAAATATTCTGGAAATGCCTTATTGATAGTTTCTTGGAACACATTTATTTTACAACCAAGACATGTTTCGTTATCTTCAAATGTTTTATGCTCATAATTTTTAGTAATTTGCCATATTTTTTTTCCACCTTCAAATAATGAAATACTATCTCCTGTTTCTTTATTCTTAAGACTATCGAATATTGTTCTTCCATCATAACATGTTCCAATGAAATGTCCATCTACTTTTGTGCATTCACTCACATTTTTCAAGAAATTATTTAAATCCTTCTTATCTTTAAAGAAATAATGTAATGCGAATTGACAAGAGCTAACATTAAACCCTTCACTACCCTTGCCATATTGTTTATATACACCCATACCTAACTTATCTTTCTCTTTTGGTCCTTCACCAAAAACTGCTTTTGTAATTTGTTTATTTTTCTCAGTTTCAATAGCATCTGTATTTCTAATATTTCTTGATGAATCGCCATGAACGAATAAACAATGTGGCATAACCTTGAATTTTCTTCTATCGTTCAAATATCTAGTACAAGCTCCATCCATACGATTTTCAATATTATCTTTAGAATTATCTATTCCAAAAACAAATGATAAATTAGCATCAATCCATTTTGATAAATCTCCTGCTTTACCTACAGCATAATCGATTAATGTATTACCTCTCTTACTAACCAGTTTAATCAGTTTTTTCTTAATATATAATCTATGAAAATCTCGTAACCCCTTTGTTTGTGAGAAATTGGAATTTTTATTGTAATATACATCATCATCCGCTAGTTCGTCAGGAATATTATTACCAGTTCGAATCATTTCCTCTGTAACAGGATTATGAATGCTGTGCCAATTGCTATTAGCAACTTTATATGAATTACCATATTGAGGAGCACCTTTTCTATATTCTTCAGTTTTATCATATCTAACTCTTAGAGGAACCCATCTCCATTTATTTTCTCTAGTTAAATCGTATCTAAATTCTACAATAATTCCATCTCCAAATACTTCTTTTTCTTCAGTTAGTAATTGTTTATTACCATTATCATCTGTTTCCAACATAATATTACAAATACCAGCTTCAGCATCAAATGGATTTGTAGCAAAGAACGGTAATGGTTTATATAATCGTTCATTATCTTCTTTAAATGAAGGTAATTTATCGTTAATAACATCCGAACAAGGATTCATATAACCGTCCCGTTCTTCATCAAATCCAACACGAAGGATAAGTGTTTTATATTGGGACAATTGTTCATATGCTGAAGCATCTACTCCACCTTGAAATATGTTTCCAATAGCATCTCCACTACCATTGACATCTTTCTTTGTAGTAACTAAGAAATCAATTGTATTGAATTGAGGAGGTTTCCATTTAAAAGCATGTTCCCAAGTGGCTTTTTTAAGTGGTCCAGCTTCTCCAGGAATATTACCTCCAGCTCCTAGAGTAGCAGGAGTAAAGATTAATCCATCTACCTCGTATTCATATAATCCTTGTTTTTCTTGGTCAATTATAGTATTACAGCATTGGAATATACTCTGTGATTCACTTTCTGCCTTGAAATTTTTGTGATCAATACGCATCGGGGATGGTTTGTCAGCGAAAGATGATACAGCATTTAAATTTTGAATAACATTTACTAATACTGGCAATCTAAATTTCGTTTCTATTTCGGATGAGTCAATATCACGGATAAATGGGTTTGCTCTGATATCTTTTTTATTAATAATATAGATATCAAAAGCAGCATATAGATTAATAAATCCACCCTTTTTATTGTGTAATATATGTTCACCATCTATTATAGTTTCAAATAGATCCACATTTTTTGTCAGAGCTCCTGTAAATTGAATATTCATATTCGTATCCATCAAGAATATCTTACCATCTTTGTTAATAAACATTAATTTTCTCATACCATCTGCTTTTTCTGTAACCGTATAATTATTACGAATATTAGGGGAAATTACATCATCGTTAATTGGGGAAATATTAATCATTTGTAATGTTACCGGCTGAGGTCCTAAAAACATATTGGATCTCATTCTCATTTTAACATTGTAATCTTTTTTATGAACCAATTTTAAATACTGAATCCCAATATCATTAATTTCACTATACGGAACAGGATAATTTGTATTTTGTAATCCAGATAATACTATTCTAATAGCCTTCTTTAAAATATTTGATAATTTCTTTCCATCATTAAAATCAGTTCCGGATCCGACACGATGATTTATAACTTCAAGTTCTATTTCATATTTTTCTATATCATTAAATACATCAGCCGCTTCGATAGTATATTCAGGTTTTTGTTGTAATCTTTTTCGTCCTTTAAACTCAACTTCTTCGTTTTTACCCTCTTTCACTACACTTAAATCAAATTTAATAGGATAATCTGGATGTTCAAATGTAGTTCGAGTAACATATCGAAATGTTTTCTTATTATCATTCCAATTAGATTTTATATTTTGAGCAAATGAACTATGAGATCCAATTGACTTTTCAGTTTGAAAATCTGCTCTTAAATTATAATCATTAATATCAACTGGGTAAAGTTTTTTATCATTAATAAATACTGCTGATTTTTGGACAAAATTAGGATGTATTCTATCGGTATCAATAGTATTTAATTTACAGTATTCTTGAATACCATGAAGACCATTAATTTCAACACGAACATTTGATTGTCTTGTTTCACCAGTTGCTTTATTAGTAAATTCACTTTTCATCTTTAAACTAGGAGCACTATTTGATGTTATTGTCATATCATTGGACTTAAGTCTTTGAACAACATTATCAAAATCACTTTTTGATATTTTTCTATAACCTTTGGTTCCAAAACGAATTTCAAACTCTGGTGTTTTATCGGTTGGTATATTGATATTTTCTAAATATGTATTAACAATATTATCAAATTGCTTTTGGGGAGTTAATTCCGTCATATGTATATATACTTGAACATATTATTTTTATATTTGTTTCAATTTTAATTTTAATTATTTAATTTATATAATATTTTCTCATACATTTGAGGTTTTGTTAATTTAATTGTTTCTATTTTCAATCTTTTACATATATCTCTCAATTCGTCAGCTTTATAACTTGAAACGGCTTTTAAAGGCTTATCTAAATTTTCTAGTTTCCAAAAATTATTTCGATAATAATCAATTTTATCGCTTGTTATATTCTGATTCAATCCAAAATTATTTTCGTATTTTTCAATTAAATAAATAGGATTATTTTCATTCACAATAACTTCGTAATATTTTTGATTATCAATATAAAAAATGTTAATATTTTTTAGATAACATAATGCCTTAATACAAGTCATAGTTATCATTTTATTGTGTGCTAATTCGGTTTCTACTGTATTTTTACTAACTTTAA